AATGCATGAGGTTCTGGATCTACTTCAAAAACAGCAAAAGGTACTTGATCCGCTAATTCACAAGATAAAACTTTATAACTTGAGCCTCCAAGAATAAAAGAATACATCAAAGGCTTACCAGTACCTTCTTTGTCTAATTTCATGTAAGCTTCCGTTACAACAACTTTTCTACTTGTTGGATCTGTGCTTTCGTCATCATTTTCATCAACAGCGTAATTTCTGCGTTCAAATTCACTTTCTGCCTCAAAGGTTGCCATGTCACCTTGAAGGTTATGCACCTCTTCATGATCAAAACCCATTGCAAGCAAATCGCCTATAGTCATATCTGTTCTATGACCAATCACAAAAAAGTCATCAATGCTTCTTGCGTTTCTATCAACAAAAAATTCTTCGGGCGGTATTGATGTTATAGAAATATCACCTTCTGTTTTTTGTCGGCTTATTTTTACATCATGTATAACAGTTTCAACTTCTAAGCCTTCTTCGTCTTCTATTGATGCTTCAACTGTTTTTGTATGCTCTAAAACTGTTACTTCATCAGGCTCTATCAAATAATTAAATTCTTCATCTGTTAAATTTCTAAATTCATGTATTTCACTTTTTGTTTGGTCTTCATACATAACTTTTGCAATACCGCATTTTTTGACCATCGCGTCCTGAAAAACATCATTTAGCAACCTATAACCGTCGTTTTGCATAAATTTATAATTTGCAAATTTTGTCATCTGTTCGCACATTGGCACGTCTTCGGGCATTCTCGGAACAAATTCCACAACATTTTCCGTGCTAAGAAAAACACGTTGTATTGAAGGTTTTAAACTTTTTACAACTTCCCGACATTTAGTTGCAACAACTCTAGATCGACCATCTTCATAACCTATATCAACCTCGCCATCATAATAGCGTTGTGATTTTAACCTTGGTTCAGTAATTTCTGCTTCTATAAAATCGACCGCATCTTCAACAGCTTTTTGAATAATGCCTTGAACTGTTTCGTCATCCATTGCCTCAATTTTCATGGTTTATCCTTTTAATAATATGCTTGCGGTATTCGGTTTCCAACAAGTTCAGCCGCACGTTTTTGCATTGGGTCAAATTCTTCACTTCCACCGACTGCCCCGCCTGCCGCTGCCCCGACACTCGGCCTTCTAAACATTTGCGGGCTTGCCTCCTCAGCTGCTTCACCCGCTACAAATCTTTGAATAGTGTTTAAAAACGGTACAGTGCCAACTAAACGTCCAACTCTACTCATATCTAATGATCTATATAATTGTGATAAAATCCCTGCGGCTGCATAAGCTGAATTTGAAGCATTTTTAGTTGTGTCTGTTACCCTTCTTGCTACTGAAGCAAATCGTTTCATTAGTTTAATTTCATCAGCTGAAAATAAACCTCTCATAACTTCTGGATTTTCTTGTGTCATTTTAAATAAAAAGTTACTCATTTTGACACCAGATAATTTTATTTGTGCTGTTCCTGTTTGCGGCATATTTGCTTGTCTAACAATAGTTGCAAAAGCCTCTTGCCGTATTTGATTCCAAGCTGCCTCGGGAAGTTCAGCCTTTAATATTCTTAGATCGTTTCTTAATTTTGGTTGTTTAATTAATTTTGTTCCTGACGAATTAAACAAGAAATTTGCTATTTCCGCAGGGTCTTTTTTAAGTTGTAAACTGCCACTATTCGGCTCTACTTCTGTTAATGTCCGTAGAATACCTTTATCTTTCCAACGTGACGCATAATCTCTATAGTTTGCTATAGCCTTCATTTGTGCAGCTACAGCCTCAGGATTTCCGTCAAGCAATTTTTGTTCTACTAATCCGTCCAAAACGTTGTCTAGTGTATTTTTTAGTTTTATCGCCGCCGCTTGTGCGGGTGAGTTTCTTGGAAAACCGTTTAACTGCCTTCTAATATTAAACAAACTTGTAACATCGCCACCAGAACTTAATATTTCGTCCATTTCATCAATTAACTTAGAAACACCTTCTATTTCTGTTTTAGGAAAGCTATCAACACTTTTCCTCAAAATGTCACTTACTTCCCCTGCGTGTTCAGTCGGTATAAATGCATAACCTTTTTCACCCGCTTCTGTAAAAAGTTCGGTTGCTCTGCGTTTTTCAGTGCGTCTTATATTATTTAATGTACCTTGAATATTTTCACCGACTTCAATCGTTGACGGTTTAGGCGCACCACCTCCTAAACTTTCTTCTATAAAACTAACATTTTCATTTATTCTATCAGTTTGTTTTGTCAGAATATCATCAATTTTAGTTTTGTTACCCTCTCCGTAAACACCTTTTGTAATTGCGTCTTCCATTAATTGATCGCTTGGATTGCCTGACGCTTGCCCTTTTGTAAGTGGAACAGGAACAGGCAGACTTTGTGCTTCTGCGGTTGATGCTACAGCTTGACCGTCAACCGACCTACTTGATGCTTCATTTATTTGTTGCGCCAACTTTTCACTAATACCATCAGGGTCTATGCCGTTAGACTGCAAATCATTTTGCACTGATTTTTTTAAATTACCTGTTGTTTTATCTATAACTGAAAAAGGTTTTGTTTTTAGCTTAGAAACAATCCCTGTTAGTAATTGTGCAGCCTTATCCATACCCGCTTTGCCTAATATACCGCCTAGACCGCTTAAAGGAATATCAAAAATTTTATAAACGCTGCCTGTTAGTCTAGAACTTATTAACTCAGCTAAACCGCCTTCAGCCATGCCAAGCAAAGCAGATCCAAAATAACCGCCCGCAGGAATACCCAAAAGTGCCGCACCGCCCGCAAGAACAGCACCACCACCCGCTGCAGCTGTTAATGGAAATAAATCTGTTTTATCCAAACCTTTTGGATTTGGGTAAAATCTAACATATTGACTATCTTTTGCTGTCCCTTTTCCTGTTACTGGTGAGATAACAACTAAATTTCCATATTCATCATTAGTAAAATTAGCATCAGGCAATATTTTTTTAATGCCCCTTCGCAATCTATCATCACTAACTGTTGTTGAAATAAGTGCCGCAAGTTGTGTAGCTTGCCTACCATCTAACGCTAGTTTTTGTGCAGTATTGCCTAGAGCCATTTCCGCAATAGTTGGTATAGTGCTATCTCTTTGACCGCCTTTAAACCAATCAGCTGTTCTTTTTAAAAAACCTCTGTCATCTTCTTTTACCTTAGGGTCTGGTGCAAGAAAATTTTGTTCTTGTACTATAGCCTCTAGTTCTTTTGTAACGGCAGACGCTTCTCCGCTCTCCGTTTGTTGCATATTGTTTTCTAAAAAATTTATAGCTTCATTAGCATCCATAATATTTACCTACTGAGACCGTTTAGCTTTAATGGCTTGTAGTAATTGCGCTTGTTGTGTTTGTGTCAAAGTAACTGTTTTATCTCTAAAATCTTGCGCTATTTTTAACAAATCCTCTAAACTTTTTGTCATGTAAGGGTTATCCGCATTAGCTTGTTCACGATTTGTAATTTGCTGTTTTAGATAGCCTTCTATAGTATTTCCAGATGATGAAAGATAGATTGCCGCTTTTTCTAGTGCATTTCTTGCAGCTAATTGTGTTCGTCGTTTTTTAAGTAACCATTTCTTTAATGGTTCGGGGGATAAATCTGGCGGTGCAGATGTTGCTATAGCAAAATTCATTTCAGCTTCAGATAGTGCGCCAAATGTTGCGGCGGCAATAGCATCTAGAGCCATTGAGTTCATTGCTGTCTTTAAGTCGGCAGATGCTTGAGTGATGTTAGGAAGATAATTTTCGAAAAATCCTGATACACCGCCTTTTTGTAATGCGTTGAGAGCAGTATCAATATTCGTAATGGAGTCATTTACAACTTTAATATCATCGAAAATTTTACCCGCTTTATCAGCCGTAATAGCCCCCAATTTTTTACCCGCTGCAGTATCTTGGTCAGCTTTTAGTTTCTTTGCTGTAGCCGCATCTATATAGTCTTGTGCTTCCTGTCCTTTTAAAATTTTATTATTAGTGTCTTTTACTATAAAATCACCGTTTCTAGTAACGATCATAGTGCCGCCACCAAATAACGCTGTTGAAGATTGCACATTACCGTCAGACGATAAACCTTGATCGCTTCTATACTGGTCTAATATTTCTTTTGCGGGCATACCCATTCTGATAGCATCAGCATATTTTTTGCCGTTAGGTTGTGTGTCTAAATATCTAGCTGTCGCATTTTCGTTTTCTTTTATTTTATCTGTTTTAATTTGTTGTCTTGCTGTATCTGCTATTCTTCGTCCAATACTGGTTCGACTCATATCACCAAGTGCAACTCGTGTTCTAGGATCTCTAAGAAAACCCATCAAACCGCCTTGTCGTTGTTGCATTTGTTGCATTTGCTGCATTTGCAATGGGTTCATATTTTTTGCTCCTTTTGCCGTTTCTTTCGGTCCTTTGTAACCGACCCAAGCCTTCGTTCCTTGTGTTTTATATATCCATTTTCCTATTTTATCTTGAAGACTTTTCGTTAGTTTTTCATCACCTGATAAATTTAATTTTTCTTTTGCGTCTCTTAATGTTTTACCAACTATTTGATATGCACCCATTGGGGTAGCAATTTGACCGTTATTTTTACTTGCAACATATCTTGCATAATCTCCTTTTGGATCTGCAAACGCTAGTGCTTGATCAACAGTCATGTCGGTTATTTTTACATTGCTAAAAATCCCGTTCTGTCTGTTTTGATACCCAAAAAGAGCATTATAATCACCACCGCTTTCACCGTCGAATATGCCTTGTTGTACGTCTTCCCATGCAATCATCTATATTCTCAAAAACTAAATGGTAAAAATGGTATGCTTCCAATGCCTGATAAAATGTCAAAAAGTCCAGGGGTTTCTCCAACGTTTTCATCATTTCTAGGCTGACCGCCAAAAATACTTGAATAAAAACTTAAATTTTCCCTTGGATATCCTAAGTTTGCTAGTGTTTGCGCTCTTGCAGCATCTAACAACTGTTGTTGCTGTTTCATTGCTAAATCGCTAGAACGTTGTTGTTGCGATATGCCGTATCGACCCTGACCAAACATCTGATTGCCTAAATTTTGCAAATTTTGTGCGCCTTGCTGTCTGTAACCCATATCACGCTGCGCTAAATTTTGTGCGTTGTTAAAACCTTGCATTCTTTGTGCAGCTGCCATGCTCAAAGCATTTCTATCAAATTCTGAATTAGTCATTGCATCTACAATGCCTGATCGAGAACCTCCGTATGCATTTGATCTTTCTGCCTGTGCAGCATTACTATTTAATGCCATGAGCCTTGAACGTTCATTGTCGTCTTGCGCTCGGTTAATAACATCATCAATATACGGGTTCATAAAATTTTGATATGCTGTTGAATTTAAACCTTGCGTTGCCATATTGTTGTAAACATTGCCCGCTGTTTGTTGTGCATCTTGTGCCTGTTGAAATATGTTATCGCCAATCATTTAAAAACCTCCTATATACCCTCTGCCAGTGTCTGACTTTCTAAACGAAGTGCCTGCGGGTCGATTTTGTGACAGTGCTTTGTCTGCCGCATTTATTGCCTTGGCTCTATCTTGTGCTTGTTTAACCATATCGTCATGAAAACTGCTTTGCTTGCTATTATTGCCGCCTGCCAATTTATTCAC